TATCAGCAGTTCCCCCAACCTGCAAAACATCCCCGTCGAGTGGGAAGGGCTGAGAGCTGAGCTCGATAAGATCAAGTACGAGCTGCCATTCGAGCTCCCCTCAGTGCGCAAGTACATCATCCCCGATGAAGGCAAGATACTCATCGGGCGTGACTACTCAGCGCAAGAGATGAAGCTCCTGGCGCACTTCACGGATGGCATCATGCTCCAGCAGCTCAAGGCTGATCCGCACAAGGACGTGCACATGATAGCCGCAGACATTGCAGGCATCACGCGTAAGGTGGCAAAGACGCTGGGCTTCGCCGTGCTCTATGGTGCTGGTGTTGGTCGTGTTGCAGAGACGCTTAGCATTGATGTGAGCAGTGCCAACAACATCAAGTCCAAGTACCTCACAGCATTGCCTGAGATCAAGGAGTTCCAGCAGGAACTGAACAAACTCGGCAAGTCTCGCTCTTACACCACGACCATTGGGGGGAGACACTACTATGTGCAGAAGCCTGCGGTAGTGGCTGGTCGGTTCCGCACGTTCGAGTACAAGCTTGCGAACTACAAGATCCAAGGCTCTGCGGCGGATCAGACCAAGCAGGCAATGCTCGATTACGCTGAGAAGACCTTGTTTGGCGAGCTGCTACTGACTGTGCATGACCAGCTCGTTGTTCAAGTGCCCATCGAGCATGCGGACTACGAAGCGGATGTCCTGGAGCAATGCATGAACGGTGCGTTCCAAGACATTCTCAAGTACAAGATCACGTCAGATGAAAGCCGTGGCTACAACTTCGCGCAAATGTCGGACAAAACTAAGGGGCTTGGTAGCGGTGGTAGCACCAAAGATCCAGTCGGTACACGTGAGCCCTGAAGTTTTGCGGCACTGCGATACATGCGGGGAGGACAAGCCTTTTAACAAGTCCGTACCACAAGGACCTGCTCGTGGCTTTCAAGGCAACTTGTGCTACGAGTGCTTCCTCACGAAGTGCCGCAAGCGAGACCGGGCGCGCAGAGAGCTAGAAAGCTCGGTCCCCTCCCCCTTTTCTTTTAGTAACCTGTTAGGAGTTTGGTATGGTCAAGAAATTTACGGACCCGGTGGGCTTCAGCAAGCTGGAGGCATACCGCGATTGCCCTCAGAAGTTCCACTTTCAGTTCGTCCAAAAGCTGCCTCAGCCTGGGTCACCAGCAATGGAACGCGGCAGCAAGATGCATGAGTCCTGCGAGATGTACCTCAATGGATGGGCCAAGGACCTGATCCCTGAGGTGGCGGATTGGAAGGACGCACTGGATGGCATCAAGCAGAAGACGTTCCAGGCTGAAAAGGCATGGGGCTTCGACAAGGCCTGGAAGCTGCTGTCCGACTGGTTTCAGCCCACGACCTGGCTCCGCGCCAAGTCTGACTGCCACTACGTTGAGGGCAACCGCGTCACGGTTATCGACTTCAAGTCGGGTAAGTACCGCATACCCTCCACCGAGCAGGTCGAGCTCTATGCTGTCTGTGCTGGCGCGGTGTACCCGGAAGCCACGGACGTCGATGCCGAGTACTGGTTCCTCGATACGGGGGAGGTGTACAAGCAGTCCTATACCCGCGAGCAGCTCCTGGCACTGCGCAAGAAGTACGAGAACTATTTCCAGCCGCTCTTCACTGATGAGGTCTTTGCGCCCACGCCAGGCACCGGCTGCCGGTGGTGCACATACTCGAAGACCAAAAATGGCCCCTGTATCTTTTGAGTCTGATATTGAGCAAGCATGCGTCCGGGCTGCTGCCAAGCTCGGATGCAAGTTGCTCAAGATACAAAACGCTCGGGGCTGGCCAGACCGCCTCCTTCTTACACCAACCGGGAAAGTCATATGGATGGAATTCAAGCGCCCAACGGGGAAGGTCATGCCCTTGCAGGAGTACAACCACAAGATGCTTCGGGACATGAACTTCCAAGTCGAAGTGGTACGCTCGAGGGAGCAGTTCCTGTCGATCTTAGCGGGTTCGCAGCTAAGCCATGGGTCCCTCACAACTACCAACGACGAGCAGTAGAGTGGCTGGTAACTCGGCCTGAAGGGGCTTTGTTTCTACCACCTGGTATGGGCAAAACCAGCTGTTCGCTCGAGGCGTTTCTTACCTTGCGCCGCATGGGTTACGCCAAGCGCATGCTTGTTCTCGCCCCTCTGAAAGTCTGCGAGACAACCTGGCAAGCAGAACCGCAGAAGTGGTTGCAGTTCCAGGGGCTCAGGGTTGGGTTTGCACACGGGGCGGAAAAACATCTTGTGCTTGCTGACCCGTACTATGACATTGTGCTACTCAACTATGACGGCTTGGACTGGGCTACAAAGCTCATCAAGTCAAACATGTTTGACGTGCTACTATGTGACGAGTTGACCCGGCTCAAGAACCATCGGTCTAAGCGCTTCGACGCTATCAAGCCGGTGCTCCCCTACTTCAGGTTCCGCTGGGGCTTGACGGGCACGCCTGCTGCGAATGGGCTACTGGACCTCTTCGGGCAGGTCTTCATCTTGGACCTAGGCCGTCGACTGTCTCGGTACATCACGCACTTCCGTGCCAAGTACTTCCACCAGAAGCCTTTGGACGAGTACAACTGGTACATCACACCTGATAAGTCTCGGATGCTCATTGACCAGCTCTCAGACCTGGCAATGTACCTAGACCCACGTGACTACCTGGACATGCCGGAGTTGCTCCATATTCCGGTACCGGTGAAGCTCCCCCGCGATGTGCAAGACAAGTATGAGCAGCTCGAAGATGAGTTCTTGCTTTTGCTTGAAAGCGGGGCGGTGACCGCGGCCAATGCCGGCGTGCTAACTTCGAAGCTCCGGCAGTTCACTGGTGGCGGCATCTACCACGCGTTTCCTGAGTGGGAGGAACTGCATAACGTCAAGATCGACAAGCTAGCTGAGTTGGTGGAAGAGATGGCAGGTGAGCCGCTCATCGTGGCGTACCAATTTGACCATGAACTGCAGCGCCTCATGACTAAGTTCCCAAATGCTCTTGCATTGCGGGGAGGAATGACCAGCGCGGCGACAAAGAGCTTGGTTGAGCAATGGAACAGTGGGCTCGTACCACTTCTGTTCGTCCAGCCTACTTCTGCGGCCTATGGTCTTAACCTGCAGTTCGGTGGGTCAGCTATGTGCTGGTTCACTGCCACGTACAACCTGGAAGAGTACTTGCAGCTTATCGCTCGTATCTACCGCCAGGGTCAAACCAAGCTGGTGCGGAACTACATCCTGATGGCTGAGAAGACCATTGACCAACGTGTAGCCAAGGTCCTCATTGCTAAGGACGTGGTTCAAGAAGACCTTTTTAAGGCACTCAAGCGATAACTACGAAAATATATTTTCGCGGGAGCGGTTATAGAGCGAAAAGCGTTGTATAATAGACTTACAGCACGACGCTGTAACCCTCAACTTAAAAGGAACCCCAAATGTCTGATCTGAAAACCCTCGGCATGTCCGACCTGATTGCCCTGTACAACACCGAAGCCCCGGCCAAAGGCAAAGAGCCCGTCACCGAGTTCAAGACGACCAAGGCCGCCCGTGAAGCCATCGAAGCCCTGCGCGCTCTGCCCGATGCTGGTGCTGATGCCCCCTTCGACGGCGGCACGGAAGTGGAAGCCAGCGGCAAGCCTGTTCTGATCCCGGCCGGCGACAACAGCAAGTACGTCTCGACCGACAAGCGCGGCCCGAACCAAGGTGTTGGCGCCTACTGCAAGGAACTGATCCTGCAAGGCAAGACCAATGCCGAAGTCCTGACTGCTGTGTCCGAGAAGTTCCCGACCGCCAAGACCTCCAAGGGCTGCGTCGCCTACTACCGCACGGCCCTCCGCAATGCCGCGAAAGCCGCTGCTACTCCGGCACCTGCCGCCACGACCGAAGCCACGACCACGGCTGAAGCCACGACCACGGCTGAAGACCCCTCCGTGGTCTAAGCGACCATCGTCCCGCAACTTAACAGGCACCTAGTGGTGCCTGTTTTACTTTGGAGAGAAAATGACAGGAGAAGACTTTGACAAAGTCGTCGCGCCAGTTCGTGAACTGATTGCGAAGAAAGGACAAGATTATAACAACACGGTCGCATTGGACGAGTACTTCCCGTTCGGGCATATCTCATATGTCCAGATGGAGCAC